GAAACATTCTACATATACATCCTCAGGAATCCACCCCTCAGGAGTCTTACTTAAAATCTTTAATAAACCTTTTCTAACATAATCCCAGTACAGCCTCAAATCCTCTGGTTTTACATAGAATTTTTGCATACCATAATTTTACCTACAATTGGTAGAAAAGTGGTAATTATCCAACTATTACATATCCATAAGTTTTACTAGCTGTTGAGTTGGCAAAATGGGTAATTGTTGCGCTGCCATTTGTTTGTGCGCTGATATATACATTATCCATAACATTTGGGGCTATATATTGCAATGTTGTAATGATGGATGCAGTAGATGGCTTTGAAGGCAATGTTCCTATTGGATAAAGCTGTAAAGATACTGTAGTGCTATCAGAACTCCAATATAGCTCTATGTAGTCATTTGCAACACATTCTATAAAATAATTCCACCCAGAGATAGTGTGTCCATTAACAGTACCATGCTTGCTGGGGATTACAATAACGCCTGTTGATCCAGTTATATCTGTGCCATTTTTTCTTAACCAAACATAAGCATCATGGTCTTGAGAGTCTGTATTTTCAAACTGTCCAGACCATTGCAAATTGTAAATACCAGCATTTCTAACATTCATCCTAGAGCTGTTAGATAAATATACGCCATTAGTAAAGTCTGTTGTATCTAAAGTAACTGCATAAGCAGTAGTAATACTTCCAATAAATTGATCTACTAAACTTTGAAATGCTCCATAAGGTGCAGTATCAGCAAAGGCAGCAGCCGACTTAGGCACTAGCAGAATCATAGAATCTCTACTTATTCTAGGATCGCTAATAGTGGTAGTTGTTGCGTTTCCTGTGGCTAATGTAACAGTCCCAGTATTGTTGGTCTTACCATCCATCATGCCGTTTACGATCTCAGCTACGGCTCGTTGATCGCCACCAGTAGGGGGAAGTCTACGGAACATTATCTGCCGCCTTGTGGAATTAAATCAACCTCTACACCAGCAGCCGTTTTCCAGTTAGATCCTGTAGGGGAAACCCTTACTCTATGGTACTTGCCACCAGAGCGCAGGGATGCCCTATTTTCTGTGTCAGCAGCTACGGCAGTACCAAAGCTAGGGACTTCACTTAACAACGCTCTAGAGGCCACAGAAACGCTTGCAGAGCCAGTATCTACCTTTGGCTTGGCTAACATAATGATTGATTGGTTTCCGTTGCCTAGATCGCCTGTAGTAACATAGCCAGACTTATTAGTTCCAGTAAAAGTAACAATTTTGGTATCTTTTACCCCTGCCAATACAAACTTACCACCAGCCCAGATACGGCTATCAAAAGAAGTGCTTATAGTATCCATATTCCCAAAGGTATCTAGGCCTTCTAAAGTTACTCCAGCCTGTGCCAATGTTGCTACATAAGTAGAAGTAGTGTCTGCCTCAGACCATTTTTTAGTTTGGAAGTTGTAAATTAATAATCTTTTTTGGGCAAAGATGTCTGTATATTGCCAAACAATTAGTTTACGAATGACATCTATGCTGGCACTCATCTTATCTATCTGAGATTGATCGGCATAGGTAAAGAAATAGCGATCTACCTTTTCTGCTCCAATAGGCGTAACTGTCTGCCCATCGCACATATAAAAACCATCGTCAGCTAAAAAGAATACTAAATTACCAAACTGGGCTATTGAATTTGCCTCATAGCACCCAATATTCCTAGCAATGGTATCAAACTGGAAGAATAGTGGCGCACCTACATAAGACATCCTAGAGATTGCTTTTTCTAGGAAAACTAACCCATACTCTCCACCAGTAATGCCACGAATATCGCCACCATCGGCAATGACTTGATTATCAGCCTGGCTAGTAGCACTAGCAGTCCAATCGGTTTCATCGTTTAAGTCAGACCAATAAACAGTAGACTCTGATCCTGATACATTACCAGCCACTACAAAATCTCGAACTGTAGTTACAAATTTAGCAGTAGGAGCAGCAGCATCTAGATCAGCAAATGCTGTAGAGCTTGCTAGATTCCATACTTGTAGTTTGTTTACGCCATTGGCAGCAATAAGGGATGGCCCATACTGAGCAAAAGTCCAACGATTAGCACTAGAGTATCCGCCAACTTTAGATACATCTGTTAATGCCAATGTAGTTGAATTGTATTTAAATAGTTTAGTAAAGCCACCAGCAAACAAGGTAGTAGTTCCACCAAATTTAGTAGCAAATACATTGTTTAGGTTTTCGCTTGCTGCGCCAGATAACTCTACCAACTCAGGAAATGGGCCATAGCCTACTGCCTGGGGAACAACATTGTAGGCATCCTGTATAGAGCCAGTTATTCCAGCTTGGTCTGGTAGCCATTCGCCAAATTCTACTATTGAGGTAGCCATGTATTACTTCCCGTTGATTTATTAGTCCAATTGTTACTTGTAACGCTAGAAGGTGTCCAAGTATTACTGCCTGTATTCTTGTTTGTCCAATTGTTGCCTGTAACTGAGGCAGCAGTCCATGTATTAGAACCTACGCTAGAGTTGCTCCATTCCTCACCAATTCGATACCCAATAACTACTATTGTACCGAGTCCATTTATAGATGAGTTAGCAGAAAATACTGCATTGCCAGTTACTAAAACTGTTCCCAATCCTATGATCGAGCCATCTCCACTAGCAGTAAAGTTTCCTAGCCCAGATATAGAACCTACGCCATTTATAGACCCAATGCCAAATTGCTGTCTTATTCCTTCTGATACTACTGTTCCAACTCCATTAATAGATCCATCACCCAATGCCATCCTAATGCCATCGCTAGATGTAGAACCAACTCCGTTGATTGATCCATTACCAGCAAATACCGCTATAGGATTACCGCTTATAGTTCCTATGCCATCAATCGAGCCAGCACCATCTGTAGCTAATACATCTCCTACGCAATAATCGTATTCCCAATAACCATATACGACATATTGATCTTCAAAAGCCATTATGCGTCTACTGCACCAGCATAATCAGTAAAGGTCTTTAATATGTCATATATGGCAGGGATTAAATCACCTTTTAAGTCCTCAATAGCAATGTAATGTGCATTTTCTTTAACAGTAGCCATGTTGCCATGTCTTGCTTCTTCGTTATAGTAAATAGCTACTTGAACTTGGATTTGGTCTTTTGTACCAAAAAAGTTAGTAATTCGTGCGTATGCCTGTGGTGCTGGTACACCAAATTGAGTTTGAGTGAGTGATAGTTGTAGTGCCAAGATAATTCTCCTAGTTAAAATTCATGCAAATCAGTAGGTCATTTCCACGCTGGATATGCGGCATACAGTCCGAATAGTCGTGCTTGCTTGCCCTGTAAAGGTAACTCTTAAACCACCATTGGTTGTATCGGCTGTAACTGCAATAGCCCAAGTTGCCGCACCAGCATCAGCAAAGCTAGATGTTACTGTGGGAGTTCCAACTAAAGCCGTAGATGCCGCATTAGCACCTCGTTTGATAACACCTTCAATAGTCCAGCCTTTAGTGTTACCACCGCCAGTTACTCCTGATACTACTTCTCCAGTAAAGAAGTAAGCAGAGTTGTTAGGTAGTATTACTTGGTTTGAGCCACCTGCGGCTGATGTTGTAGAAGCAAGGGCTGTGGGTGTTGCATCGGTTGTTTCACGACCAAGGACAAGCAAGGCTGTTTGCGATACTCCTTGCGGAGAAACTGCTATTGGTGATGCACAAGCAGAAAAAACATGATAACCAGTTATAGACCTACTGTTCCCAAACTCACCGCTAACAAAACTTCTTGAACCACTAGCAGAATTATTTGAACCAGCAATTACGGATGCATATTGTCCAGAAGCAGTATTTCCTACACCTGCTCCAATAAAAGACGCTATTCCAGACGCAGTATTTGCGGAAAAACCAGTTGAAAAATATCCACCACCTGCAATAGCTGACCCTGCTCCTGAAGCAGTATTTTTTGCACCACCACCAACAAAAGACCAATCTCCACTAGCCACATTCCTATTAGCCGCAGTACCAGCATCACCACCACCACCGATAAATGAATAACTACCTGTAGCTTGGTTATTACCACCGCCTACTACTACTCCATGAGGAGTAAAGAAAGATAGAGTTGAGGTAGATGAACCTGATGCGTTTTTACTTAGAGTTAAGGATGTTCCACTAATGGCGGCTACATAGGTATCGTTGGCTATTGAAGTGCCTGATATGTATTGACCAACTTTAATATTGGCATTAGAACCTGACAGCGTTACGGCTGTTGTAGCGTTCATTGTGCCGCTTTGTGTGGTTACTGCCGCATTGGCTGTTGTACTGTTTGTAAAGCCATTGCCAACAAAACCATAAAACCCTGATGCTGTATTTGAAACTCCTGCGCCAACAAATGCGTATTGCCCTGATGCGGTATTAGTTGCACCAGTAACTACACCTGCACCATTTGCGGAACTAGTATTTTGAAAGCCACTACCAACAAACGAATAAGTGCCTGTATTGGTATTGTTTGCACCACCGCCAATTACGGATGAAATAACACTTGCTACTTGACTTGCCGCACTTCTACTTGTCTGCCAATCTGTAGCATTAGCACCTCTAGCATTACCACCTACTGTAGAAGATGTAGTAGCTTGTGCTTGTAATGCTCCTGTTCCTTTAGGCTGTAAAGCTAATGGAATATTTGCACCAGCACCCTGAGCAGATAATAAAACTGCTGTTGCACCACCTTCAACTTGAATATATTGGCTAGACGCTGTGCCTAAAGTGCTTGTTCCTGTGGCTTCTAATGTACTAAATTTACCTGCGGCTGGGGTAGTAGCACCTATAGTAGTGCCGTTGATTGTGCCGCCTGTGATGGCAGCAGCAGTCTTTTCTACCTTGTCTGTATTAAGGTTATTAAAGTTAGCATCTACCTCTACATGAGATAAAGGACTTCCCTTACCACTTCTGGTAACTATAGTAGACATATTAAGCCAAAGTTACTGATACGCTAGATGTAGCAAACTTAAATACATCTCCACTTGCAATGGTCTTGGATGTAGTTAGTGCGCCATAGTACAACATATTGCCAGTTGTTAAGGCATCAAATATTGCAAAATGGGTAATTGTTCCCCATGAACCTGTAGCCTGGTCAAACTCAACAGCAGCAGCAGAGTTAGTTGTTACTCCGTCAGAAGGAGCAGCAAAGGTAATGGCCTTGCGAGCATAGCCTGTACCAGTACATTCTGTGCCTGATCCTGCCTCTGTTGGATCAGAAGTAAACAACGCAGCGTAGACTGTAGCTGGGGATGTAAAAGTAGTATTGCGTAGAGTAGCGTTAATTAATGCGCTCTCTAGGTAGTTTGAGATTGCAGACATGGTAATCCTATCGTGAGGTTAATTGCATTGTTAGTGGTACTCCAGCGTACTCTGAGCTTTCGTCTGAGCCGTTAATATCAGAAGTAGCTCTATCGTATAAGGTAGCCCAAGTTTGCACTCTGGCATCGTTCATAAGATAAGGCTCTGCCTCTGCTAAGGATGCGTAAAGCAAGGCATCTGGGAAGTTAGCCAGATAAGCATTTGTAGATACGCTTGTAGATAATGGTGTTGGCTTGTAGTAATAAAGCATCTCTACAACATAAGCCGAATCTGGAGTTGGAGCAAATTGGATCTCCTCTCCAATGATTGTGTAGTACACAGGCAGACCAGACTCACCAGCTCTAGCATTGCGAGAGAACAAGGAAGGCGATAAATAGCTAATAGTGTTTCTTGGATTACCTTGGGTAAATATATCTCGCATCTCTAAGAAGTCTGTAGGCAAACCAACAGTAGAATCTGCTGCTGTCATTGTTGCTGTAGCAACTTTAAGAGTTTGGCGAGTACGGATCTCTCTAGCTAGGCGAATCTCTGCAAAGGTAATAAAGTCAGGAATGACCGCAGTCAAATCTGATCGACCTAGATAGCTTGCTATAGAAGTCTTTAATTCTGTGTATGTTGCAAAGCCCATTAGGACACCTCAATATTATGCCAGCCGTATGTGT